ACCCGGTAATACCTCCGTAAGACCACAGGGGACCAATTCCCCCATGTCGCAAGAGAATAGCTTGTAGTTGCTAAGGTTGTGCTTATAGCGTTTCACGTTTTTTTCTCCGTTGGCGGGCTTCGATTTGAATGCGTTTTCCTAGGCTGGCGTTTAGGACCTCCGTTTGTAGAGACGTCTGATTACTCCATGCAGTTTCGCGCAGACTTTGCAGTTCGAGCCGTTGGAGCTCGAGGACTTCTTCCGGCGCATTAGCGGGTCGGCCGATGTAGGTGCGTAGCTTTCTTCTGAGGAAGCGTCCCAGCGGCCACTCGTGCGTGCCGTGGCGAAGGGTAAGAGGAACATCGAGTAGTTTTCCTTCCATATCGTGTTTCAGGAGTGTTGATGCCAGTTCGTGCATCATGTTGGCGCCTATTCCGGGTCGTAAGGACATTCTCGTAAATTGCGGGTGGCGCCCATCGTTCGTCTGGGGTGCGGTGTACTTTTTACTAACGTATCCGCCGATATACGCGGCTGACTTTTCTTCGAGAGTTCCGAGCTCGATTTTTCCGGCTCTCCAGGTATCAGCGATGAGATCGCATTGAGGACAGCAATTAGGTTTGTCGTGCCGGGTGATGCCCCAAAGGCAGGATTGGTAATTGAATAAAGCAAGATGGTAATGGGGTCGTCCGGTTTTTCCGCCATATTCTCCGACACCATAATAGCGAAGGCGGTTCGGGTAGCGAGCGCGGAGTCGTTTGAAAAATCCTGTGAGGTGCTCAGGGACGAGACTACCGCCGCGAGGGCAGTTTTGAT